AACCGAACGGGAGATATAAATCAAAAAGGGGCAAAATCTTTGAAAATTTAGCTTGTGGCGAACTTAAAAAGCAATTTAGGTATAAACCTTTGGCTAACAGTTTGAAAATCCATATAAGGCTTTATTTCAAGGACAAGAGAAAAAGAGATATAGACAACTACAATAAGGCTATCTTGGATTCAATGACTAAAATTATTTATGAAGATGATTCGCAGATTGAAGAACTGAATGTTAAAAAAATAGTTGGCTGTGGATTTGATAAAGTGGAAATAGAAGTGGAGGAATTAGAAAACGGATAAAAGAATATGGATTTATAACTATTACTCAAAAAAAAGTAACAGCTCAAGGTAATACAAGCGAGTATATAGATTGTAATATTAGGATAGTAGAAAGGACAATGACAACTAAATATAATAACTGTGAAACCTAGAAATATTGTGGAGTTTATAGAGTTTTGGTAAGCGAAAATAAAAAAATAGAAAGGGAGTGAGACAATGAACGAACTGGTAATCAGAAGTGTTAAAGAGAATATAACGAGTTTGGAATTATTGGAATTAATTAATAAATTTAGAGAGGAAGAAGGAAATAAAACAAGATTGGAACATAGCGATTTGTTGAAGATGATTAGGAAAGAGTTTAAAAAGCAAATAGGTGCAGGAAAAATTTCCCCGACCTCTTATATAAATTCACAAATAAAAAACAACCAATGAATGAAAAGGAGAAAATGATATGGATTTAATTAAAGTAAGTGTAGAAAATGTAAATGGAGTATTAGTAACAACAAGCAACAGAGTGGCAGAAGAGTTGGGAGTGAGACACGATAATTTATTAGTAAAAATAGAGGAATATTTAAGTAAATTTAATTCACCTGAAGTTTCAGGGCAATTCTATATACCAAGTAATTACAAGGCTGCAAACGGAAGAAGCGTAAAAAACTATTTGATTACAGAAAAAGGAATTGCGCAATTAATTGGAGGATATTCAGCGGCAGTACCGAAAGCGTTTGATTTAAATGTGGCATATATTAATAAATTTGAAGAAATGAAAGAGGCTTTGAGGGAGCAAAAAACTCTATCAATCCCAGAGCAACTGCTGATAAATGCTCAATATCTAGTTGAAGTTGAGAAAAGGATAAATTCGGTTGAAGAAAATGTTGAAGAGTTTAAGAAAGATATTTCAAGACTTGAAAATAATCAGAGAAGAGAAGCTACCAGCAACCATTTAACAGTAATAGCCTATGCCAACATAAAA